TCACTGAAGAAGCGATCGAGGATAACTTGTATGACAGACTTGCGTCTAGATATACAAAAGCATTAGCTAGATCCATGGCGAACACTAAACAAATAAAAGCAGTTGACCCATTATTAGGTGGACTACCTTCAGTAGGTACATTTAAGTCTGGTGACGGAAGCAATCTATTTGCTACAAATCACCCGACAATAGCGGGAACTGTTTCAAATACGTTGAGTACACAGGCAGACCTTAATGAAACTTCATTAGAAGATTCATTAATTCAGATCGCTAAAATGACTGATGAAAGAGGTTTGAAAATTGCAGCAAGAGGAGTTAAAATGATTGTTCCTTCGGAGAATCAGTTTACTGCTGAGAGATTAATGAAATCTCAAGGTAGAACTTCAACAGCTGACAATGATATCAACGCAATCGTTTCTATGGGAATGGTTCCTCAAGGTTACAGAGTGAACAATTTCTTAACTGATCCAGATGCGTTTTATCTAATCACTGATGTACCAAACGGTATGAAGTATTTCGAGAGAACACCTATCAGAACAGCGATGGAAGGTGACTTCGATACTGGAAACGTAAGATACAAAGCTAGAGAGAGATACAGATTTGGTGTCTCTGACTACAGAGGTATCTTTGGCGTCGAAGGTGTATAATACTTAAGAATTTAAGGCGGGACACAATCCCGCCTTATTTTAAGAATAGAAAGAAAAAATGCACCCTAAACAATTCAGAGTACAAATTTATGCATATCAGTATCGTGCTGATTTTGTTATATCTTCCTTAGACGGTCCCTTAGATATCGAAAATGCCATAGTTGACAAACTAGGAAAAAAAGATATAAAATGGGAATATCTTGGAGAAATGATGAATCCCAAGATTAAAAGAATAACCTATGAGGAGGTTATGAATGGAGAAAATGATGTTACATCTACAAGACCTTTACAAGAAAAAGAGGGGTCTGGATCTTCAGTGGGAGCAGGAACATCTCAAGGAGGGTAGATATACCCTTAATATGGTTAAGATTGATAGACAAGTCAAAGAAGTTCTTACCCATATAAAAACTGCAGAAGCTAAAAAAGAGCATATGCAGAATAAAATTGAGGAAGTAGCTCCACAAGTTTCCGTAGCAACTTAAACAAAAAGCTACATCGTTGGAAAATTCCTATCCACATTACAGGCCCTCTTGCGCTCTACTCAAAACTAGTATATAAATTAATCACTATACATTTATTAATTGGATATCGACGCGTATAGTCGACGGCCTAGAGACGATGTCCTATAACTAGGAGAATAATTATGGCAAATACAACCTTTGACGGACCAGTAAGGTCAAAAAATGGTTTTCAATCAATTGGACCAGGAGCAGTTCCTGCATTAACTTTAGCAACTGATTTAACTGTTGCTGATCACGCAGGAAGACTTGTAACTATGGATCCTGCAGGCACACCAACTGCAATCACAATACCTGCAATCAATGCATCAGCTGATTCAGCTGTAGCAGGACCAGGAAGTGATCCAAATAATCCAAGCACAATTGGAACTACTTTTGAAATTCTTTTCACAGATGATTTCACTGGTACTATTAAAACTGCTAGCACTGACGATAAATTTGTTGGTATGGTTACACTTGGAATTGATGCTTCAGTATCTGGAAAACAATTTGTTCCTGCAACAGCTAACAATGAAGTTAATCTAAATGGAGAAGCTGGTGCTGCTGTCGCAACAACAGGTGGTCTAAAAGGTTCTTACATTAAGTTTACTGCAGTTGCAGCAAACCTTTACTTTGTAGAGGGATTACTTAATTCTACTGGATCAATAGCAACACCTTTTGATACACAGTAATAAATAATTAGTGTGGGCCTTCGGGCCCACATAAAATTTTAAGGAGAAAAAATGACAACATTTGCATCAACACAAGATGGAGTAGCCAGCAACGTAACCGTAGAAACTAAAACTATTCAAGTGGGTAGAACTAGAGCTTATGGATTACATTATGTTGGAACAGCGACTGCAGGAACAATAGAATTAAAAGATGGAACAACTTCCAAAGTTAAAATAGATCATGGTGCAGTAGCGGAAAGTAAAACTGTAACTTTTCCTACACCTATTCTGTTTAAAACTAATCTTAATTCTGTTTTCACTACAGAGCAGGTTACGAAGTTAACTGTGTTTCATAGTGGCGGAAATAACTCGTAGGAGGTTTACGTGGCTTTTTCAGGCACAAGTACATTCGAGAA